AGTCGGAAAAAACGCCCGCGAAATATGAAATCCGAGGAGTGACACATGGCAGGCGTTGCAGGCCGGTCTGGCCGCCGCCCGAAGCCCGTGGCAAAAAAGGAGCTGGCCGGAAACCCCGGCAAGAGGAAACTGAACCTGGACGCGCCTGACTTTGCTCTGGTTCGGACGGTTGAATGCCCAGAATGGATGGGCGAATACGGAAGATTGCTTTGGGATACGGTTGTGCCGCAGCTTTGCGCTGAAAAGGTGCTGGCGGCGACTGATATCCAGAATTTAGAGGTCTACTGCGCAGCCTACGACCAGTTTCGGGAGGCGGAAAAGCACATTGCCGAGCACGGCCTGGTTGTTCCTGGTGCTCAGGGCGGCATGGTGAAGAACCCTGCCGCTACCGCGAAAAACGAGGCGGTTAAGCAGATGGCGACGTATGGAGGCATGCTGGGGCTGGACCCGTCCAGCCGGCAGCGCCTGACGGGTGCTACGAAGAAGCATGACGAGAACCCATTTGCGGGGCTGCTGCAATGAGCAAGTATCCAGCAGTCGATCAGGCGATGAAGTTCGCCAAGGATGTGCTTTCAGGGAAGTTTCCGGCCTGTCGATACATTCATTTGGCCGTCCAGCGGCATTTAGACGATCTGGAAAAGGCCAAGGACAAGTCTTGGCCGTACTGGTTTGACTCTGCCGAGGCCCAGCGCCGAATCGACCTGATCGAGCGTCTTCCGCACACTAAGGGTGAATGGGCATTCAAGCGCCAGTTGCTGACCCTTGAGCCTTGGCAGAAGTTCGGCATCGCCTGCACGTTCGGATGGAAGCGGAAGTCGGACAACATGCGCCGGTTCCGTGAGTCGTATTGGGAGGTCAACCGCAAGAACGGCAAGAGCCAAATTGCGGCGGGAGTCGGCATTTCCTGCTTTGTGCAGGACGGCGAGTTCGGCGCGGAAGTCTACAGCGGCGCGACCACGGAAAAGCAGGCATGGGAGGTATTCCGCCCTGCGAAGCTGATGGTCAAGCGCTCACCTTTGCTGGCCGAGGCCGCAGGGATCGAGGTCAACGCCTCGAACATGAACCGGCCCGCTGATGGCGCGAGGTTCGAGCCGATCATCGGCAATCCCGGCGACGGAGCATCCCCCTCTTGCTCGATAGTGGACGAGTTCCACGAACACGATTCGGATGCGCTGTACACCACGATGCTGACCGGCATGGGGGCGCGCAAGCAGCCGCTGATGTTCATCATCACGACTGCCGGGGCAGATATTGAAGGGCCGTGCTACGACAAGCGCCGGGAAGTGATCGAGATGCTGGAAGGCACGGTCGCCAACGATGAATTGTTCGGCTGGATCTGGACTATCGACGAGGACGACGATTGGAAAGACCCGGCAGTGCTGGCGAAGGCGAATCCTAATATCGGTGTTTCGGTCTACCGGGAGTATCTGGAAAGCCAGCAGCAACGCGCCATAAAGCAAGCGCGGTTCACGAACACGTTCAAGACAAAGCATCTTGGAATCTGGGTAACAGCCAAGTCGGGATTCTTCAACGTCGCGCAGTGGGAGGCATTGAGGGACGAAACGCTGACTCTTGAGCAGTTCGAGGGGCAGCCCTGCATCCTGTCGTTCGACCTGGCGCGCAAGTTGGACATGAATAGCATGGCCCGCCTGTTCTGGCGAGACATCGACGGAAAGCGGCACTACTACAGCGTTGCTCCTCGGTTCTGGGTTCCGGAAGACACGATTGCCGACATGAACAACCGCCGAATGGCGGAGCGGTACCAGAAGTGGGTGAATGCTGGCCTGCTGATTCCGACCGGTGGGGCGGAAATCGATTACCGGGAAATTCTGGAAGAAGCGAAGGAGGCAGCAAAGCTGAATCCTGTTCAGTGCTCGCCGATGGACCCGCACGGCGCGACCAATCTTGCACACCACCTGGATGATGAGGGGCTAACGCCGATCACGATCACCCAGAACTACACCAACATGTCTGACCCTATGAAGGAGTTGGAGGCTGCGATTGCGTCGGGCCGGTTCCATCACGACGGCAATCCGATTATGACCTGGTGTATCAGCAACGTGATTGGCAAGAATTTGCCCGGAAATGATGACGTAGTTCGCCCGATCAAACAGGGCAACGACAACAAGATCGACGGAGCTGTCGCGTTGATTATGGCGGTGGGGCGGGTCATGGTCCCCGCCTCCGACGACGGCGAAAACTTCATGAATGCTATACGGAATCCGATCATCGCATGAACGCTGCCACTGCACTCTATATTTTGCTCGGCGTGCTGGGGCTGTCGCTGTTCGTCGCCGGGGCATTCGTTCTGTTCGGGCTTGGCTGGGCGCTTATGGCTGGCGCCTGCGCATCGTTTGCGGGCGCGGGCTTCATTCGCAAGGGACTGACCGGTGAGTAACGACTTGGCTCACGTCCTGCATCGGGCAGCCAAGGCGCCCCGTGCGTCACTGCTCGGCTGGACAGGACGGACCATCCGGCTCACGGATGGCGGCTTCTGGACGCAGTTCTTGGGCCGCTCGTCCTCCAGTGGGAAGCCGGTAACGGTAGACAGTGCGATGCGCCTGTCGGCCGTCTGGGCCTGCGTACGGATCATCTCTACGTCTGTCGCTGGCCTGCCGATGGCAGTTTACGAGCGCAAGGCCGACGGCAGCCGAGAGGATGCCCGCGCCCTGCCGCTCTACGATGTTGTTCATACTAGCCCGAACGAGGACATGACGGCCTTTCAGTTCTGGCAGGCCATGGTGTCCTCCATGCTGCTCTGGGGGAATGGTTACGCGGAGATCAGAAGAATTGGCGGGCGCGTGGCAGCACTGGAGTTTCTGCTTCCATCCCGAATCGATCTCGAATGTGATGAGAACGGGCGCTTGGAGTACTACTACACGCCGAAGAATGGACGGCGCCGGCAGATCGACCGAAAGAACATGCTGCACATTCCGGCGTTCACTCTGGATGGACGTATTGGCCTGTCGGCCATTTGCTACGGAGTGGATGTATTCGGTGCCGCGATGTCCGCAGATGAAGCGGCGAATGGAACGTTCAAGAACGGGTTGCTTCCGACCGTTGCATTCAAGGTTGACCGCGTTCTCAAGCCTGAACAGCGGGATGAGTTTCGCGAATACGTGAAGACTATTTCCGGTGCGTTGAACGCTGGAAAATCTCCGGTTCTAGAACAAGGGATTACGCCCGAGACCATAGGCATCAACCCGACCGATGCGCAACTGTTGGAGTCTCGCGCATTCAGTATCGAAGAAATCTGCCGATGGTTTGGGGTGCCTCCCTGGATGATCGGCCAGACGGACAAAGGAAGTAATTGGGGAACGGGCCTTGAGCAGCAGATGTTGGCGTTCCTCACGTTCTGCATCAGTTCCTTCACCAACCAGATTCAGCAGTGCGTTAACAAACGCCTCCTGACTCCCGAAGAGCGCCAGCGCTACTACGCAGAATTTTCGCTCGAAGCATTTTTGCGTGCCGATAGTGCTGCGCGGGCGCAACTCTATAGCCAGATGACCCAAAACGGCATCTACACCCGGGACGATTGCCGGGTGAAAGAGAACTTGCCGCGCAAGGGCGGCAATGCGGACGTGCTGACCGTTCAGTCCAGCCTCGTGCCGCTGGACCGCCTCGGGCAATCCAACGAAAGCCAGGCCGTTCGTGCCGCCCTAATGAGCTGGCTCGCCCAGCCTGAAACACAGGAGTAGTCGATGACCAAGCGAAACATTCCGGCGGCGCCGGAGGCCCGCCCGAGCGCGCGCGTCCAATGTGACCTGGCTCCGAAAGCCCTGGACGCTTGGCGCCCGGAGTTGCGCGCGGCCGCCGGCGATGACCCGGACCAGACCATCACCATCTACGAGCCTATCGGGTACGACTGGTGGACTGGTGAGGGGGTGACGGCAAAGCGAATTGCCGCGGCCCTGCGGTCTATCGGCAACGAGGTTGACGTGACCGTAAATATCAACAGCCCGGGCGGAGACGTTTTCGAGGGTCTGGCCATCTACAACCTGCTGCGCGAGCACAAAGGCAAGGTGACGGTGAACATCATCGGCCTGGCCGCGTCGGCGGCATCGTTCATTGCAATGGCTGGCGATGAGATACGCATTGGCCGCGCGGCATTCCTGATGATCCACAACGCCTGGCTGATCGTCCTTGGAAACCGAAACGACCTTCGGGAGGTTGCTGATTGGTTGGAGCCGTTCGATATGACGCTGGCTGACATCTACGCCCAACGGACTGGCATCGAACTGGACGACGTCGTGAAGCAGATGGATGCCGAGACCTGGATCGGTGGCCGGGAGGCCGTCGATAAGGGATGGGCGGACGCCTTCCTGGAATCCGACGAAATCTCCAGCACGCCAAGCAACCGTAGCGAGGCGATCCTTGCCAAGCGACGGATGGACGCCGCATTGGCCCGGGGTGGGATGCCGCGCAGTCAGCGGAACGAACTTATCAATGAATTCAAGACCAGCATGCTTGGCGCTGCTGGCGGGGGCGGAGACGCCTCGACCGATATGCCCGGCGCTATCGCTCCTGACCTTTCGGCGGCAATTCAGGCGTCGAAAGAAATCACAAAATTTCTCCAAGGATCATCGCAATGAGCGACTTCGAAAAGCAGATCGGCGAATTGACCGCCAATCTCAAGCAAGTGGGCGATCAGATCAAGGCCCAAGCCGAGCAGGTCAACACCCAGATCGCCAATTTCGGCGAAATGAACGCGGAAACGCGCGCCAAGGTGGACGATCTGTTGACCAAACAGGGCGAACTGCAAGCCCGTCTCTCTGCCGCCGAGCAGGCCATGCTCGCAAACGAAACCCGAGGCGGGGAAGAAGAGGCCCCGAAGACTGTTGGCCAACTTGTGGCGGAAAGCCTCAAGGAAAAGGGCGTGACCAGTTCGCTGCGCGGGTCTCACCGTGTGTCGATGCCCCGGTCGGCCATCACCTCCATCGACAGCTCTGGCGGCGCCCTGGTTGCTCCTGATCGTCGCCCCGGTGTCGTTGCCGCTCCGCAGCGCCGACTGACCATCCGCGACCTGGTTGCGCCTGGCACCACTGAGTCGAACTCCGTCGAGTACGTCCGCGAGACCGGCTTCGTCAACAACGCCGCTCCTGTTTCGGAAGGCACCCAGAAGCCGTACTCCGACCTCACCTTCGAGCTGGAAAACGCGCCGGTTCGCACTATCGCCCACCTGTTCAAGGCAAGTCGCCAGATCCTGGACGACGCATCGGCCTTGCAGAGCTACATCGATGCGCGCGCTCGTTACGGCCTGATGCTGGTCGAAGAAGGTCAACTGCTCTACGGGAACGGGACCGGCGCCAACCTGCACGGCATCATTCCGCAGGCGCAGGCCTACGCTCCGCCGAGCGGCGTAGTGGTGACTGCCGAGCAGCGAATCGACCGCATCCGCCTGGCGATCCTTCAGGCGCAACTGGCCGAGTTCCCGGCCAGCGGTATCGTGCTCAACCCCATCGACTGGGCGCTGATCGAGCTGACCAAGGACGCCGAGAACCGTTACATCATCGGTAGCCCGCAG